GAATCTTATCCATATAACCCAAAGTCATCATTGCTAATGACCAGACTAAAATCATAAATCTAACAGCATGACCAAAGATTTCTCCCCAATCAGTACCTTCTTTTTCTTCTTGATCTTCCATATTAGGAAACTACCTAAGGGGTGTAGTGTGAGGATGGGGTTTAGGTAGATATATGGCAAATCTAGCAAATATTGTTATGTTTGGGAAGGCACACAACTATAATGAAAGACAAAGATTTTTTTCAATTGCTTCTTGGTGAACCACCACCAGAAATAAAATTTGAAATTGAATTAAAAATTAGAGAGATATTACAACTTCCTGACCATTTATTAAAAGAACACTGTATTAATTTAGTAAGACATTCAAGACTACAAGACTTAATACTTACTGCTGCTCTTACTCGTGTATCAGAAGCAGAAAGTAAACTATACAAATTAGAAAATAAATTACAAAATTACGAACAGAGTAGTATCTTCAATAAGATTCTCTATATTTTGTTTGGCAAAAGACCTAAAAAGTGATTATATTAATTCAATAACCTAGTTAAATCATGGATAAGAACTTAAAAATCTTAGAAAATCTACACTTGGTTTTAGCAAAAGAGTTATTAGATCGTATTAAATGTGGTGAAGCTAAAGCTGGCGACCTTAATGTAGCTAGGCAGTTCTTAAAAGATAATGGTGTTGAATGTATTCCTGTAGAAAATAACCCAATGGAAGACCTTATGAATAACTTACCAGACTTAGAAACTATTCCTGTGAGTGAATTTTAATTGCAACCCTTACCAGAAAAATTACAAGACTTTAGATATTTCTTAATCGTTACTTGGAGACATCTAAACCTACCAGACCCTACACCAGTTCAGTTAGACATAGCTGAATACCTGCAATATGGTGCTAGACGTAAGATCATACAGGGATTTAGAGGTGTAGGTAAGAGTTGGATTACTTCTACATACGTTGTGTGGAGACTAAGAATAGACCCACAGTTAAAGTTTCTTGTGGTATCTGCCAGTAAAGACAGAGCAGATAATTTTACTACCTTCACTATGCGTCTTATCAATGAGATGCCTATACTTGCTCCATTGATCCCCAGAGACGATCAAAGAAACAGTAAGGTAAGTTTTGATGTAAGACCTGCTAGTGCCGATCATGCCCCTTCCTGCTCCTCTAAGGGGGTTCTGTCACAGCTTGCAGGTAGTAGAGCTAATGAAGTTATAGCGGATGACTGTGAAGTACCTAATAATTCTTTTACCCAACCTATGAGAGACAAGTTATCGGAAGCTGTAAAAGAATTTGAAGCAATACTAAAACCAAATGGCAAGATTACTTTCCTTGGTACACCACAAGTAGAGAACAGCTTGTACTTAACACTAGAAGAAAGAGGATATGAAACTAGAATCTGGACTGCACGTTATCCTGAACTAAAAAATAACTATGGAGACAGGCTTGCTCCTCGTCTTTCTAAAAACCTTGCAGATGGCCTTGTAAACCCTAAAGATCCTGTTGACCCAGAAAGATTCACAGCTATTGATTTGATGGAACGTGAAGCGTCCTACGGACGTTCTGGCTTTAATTTACAGTTCATGCTTGATACAACACTCTCAGATCAAGATAGATACCCTTTAAAAATTAACGACCTCATAATTAGTTCCGTTAATAAAGAATTTGCACCAGAAAAAATTATTTGGTCTAACAATCCTGAATATGTAATACAAGATCTACCCTGCGTAGGGTTCAATGGTGACAGATTTCATAGACCTGCACAAGAATTTGGTGACTTTATAGAATACACAGGTTCAGTTATGTTCGTTGACCCGTCAGGAAAAGGTAAGGATCAGACCGCTATAAGCTGCGTTAAGATGCTTAACGGTAATTTATTCGTAACTGAGTGCTTAGGACTGTCTGGGGGCTACTCTGATGCTGTTCTGGAAAGAATTAGTCGCATAGCTAGAGATAATAAAATAAATACTATCCTTATTGAACAAAACTTTGGTGGTGGTATGTTCGCTGAACTTCTAAAACCATTCCTTATGAGATACCATCCATGCGAAGTTAAGGATATTCGTAATACCAAAACTAAAGAACTACGCATAATAGACACACTAGAACCTGTTATGAACTCCCACCGACTAATTATTGACCGCAAAGTTATAGAAAAAGACTTTAAATCTAACCCTCAAGAAACACCAGAACGTAGATTAAAACTTCAACTTATCTATCAACTCTCAAGACTATCAAGAAACAAAGGTTCTCTTGTTCATGATGACCTCGTTGACTCTATGGCAGGTGCAGTTGCTTACTGGACTGAATATATGGCTCAAACTGAAGACCTTAATATCGCTAGACGTAAAGATGAACTCCTTTCTATACACCTCGATAACTGGGGGTCTCTTCTTAACAACACCATATCTCAATCCGCTATGGGGATGACTCCTCAACAAATAAGAAATTCTAATGTATCTACCGATGGATTTATAAGTGACGCTTATTAAAGCCTTGTATAGGAGGGATAAGGTCTGGTTCCCCTCCACTACACTAAGATTACACTTAGTGTTACTTAGGGTTATCACTAAGATCCACAAATTGTTTTACTACAAAAATTTCAAGGGGTAATACTCTCTCGGCAAGACGAATCTCCCCCTATCAAATAAAGATTTTTTCTGTAAATTTTAGAAAAATAGAGAATAATAAATGAAAGCTGCTGCTATGACTACATTCTCAGAATATTAATACTATTCTTAGAGGGATTTTGGTCAAGATTTTATATAGAGCTACATTTATTCTCTTTTAATCGGTGGGCAGGGTATAGGTATATATAAGTGAATCAATAGAGCGGGCAGGGAGAAAGCCAATATAACAATATTATTACAGAATGTAAAGATGAATATACTTAGTGATAACAAGGGGTTTGAAGGAAGTTTGAGAAATTAGTTGACAGATTATGGAAACACTGGTTACAGTAGGTTCATCGGATCACAACCAAGATTCGATCATTACAAAACTATTCATTGAGCCACAATGCAAACAATCAAAGTTTCTACAAGACAAGCCTACGGTCAAACATACGTTGATGTTATTGATGACAAACAAAGAGGTGCTTTACAGTCTTTAACTGGTAACTCAACTCTCACTCAGAATAATATTAATTCTCTCAAAGTCTTAGGCTTTACATTTGAGCTAGTAGCAGAAAAGCCTGCTATTACTTTCTAAAACTTTCAAACTTTACCAAAAACAAAAACCATGTCAAAAACATCTTATCAGCAAAAAAAAGGCCAGTACTCTATACCTGAGAATCTCAGGGGTCTAGTTATCAAAACTAAATATATGGGGGCTACTGACTACAGGCAAGCAAGAATCAAGGCCACACACTTGAGAGAAGACGGTCTTACATACAGTAAGACAATTAATAAAGATTATGATCTTGAGCCTGCTGATAATGCTCTAAATGCTGCACAAGCTTTACTTGATAGCTGGCCTTTGGCAGAATACAACCCAAACATGAAAATAGTATCTATGGGCTGGGATCATGCAAACTATTACTTCATTGTCTCTTAGATTCCTTAGAGGTTTAAACACCTCTAAAGAGTCCTTAAGACTCTAACCTTAACCACCTTTACCAAAAATTAACTATGGATAAACACAATTTCTGTTCTTACTTCCAAACATTACAAGAAAATGGCTGGACTCTTAGAGAGTGCATACATGGAAGAAACTCAGAGACACCTGCCCAAGTTCAACCTGACTGGTTCAAAGGCTCTTATCAAGAATACTCTGACACAATCAAATCTTATATTCTTAATATCAAGATTCATGCAGGGATAGTACAAGAACCTGATACCTGCCTAGTTCCACATAGTCAGAGACTAGATAACCTTTAACGATTCCTTGAACCTAAGTTTATAAATACTATTTTAGGTCAAGCAGTCAAGGCCAAGAACTTTATCCTTAACCCACCAAAACTTGACAACAAATAAACATCAGGGCATACTGTATCAAGGTATGCCCATACCTAACAACCACAACAACGGAGTCACAAATGGATTCAATCACAACATTGAAAGAAGTTTTATTAACTTCAATAGAAAAAACTCTTGACTCTCAGGAGTTTTACAACGGATTAGATAACAGTCATTGGAAAGATTGGAACGAACAACAGAAATTTAATTGGGCTTGGAAGCTATACAATTCTACTGTTGGTGCGTATGAATCAGAACCCTTTAAAAGTCCTGAGTACTGGCTTTCTGGACTAGGTTTACACGTTCCTTTTGAGTCTTACAAGATTCGATCAATGGGTTTTAATTCTGATACTTGGTTCAAAGATCTTGCTGATGAATTACAAAAGCAAGTCGGAATTAAATTAGTAAAAGTAGAAACACATAAAGGAGTTGTTTACGAAAACTTTGAGGGTGAATTTATTACAGGGTTTCATGACTAAACGTAAGACCCACCAGACTCTATGGGAACTAGAGTCTATCTACTATAGAGCCTGTCGTATTACAGGCTCAGAACCCACCGCTATAAACAACCTACCCAGACATGAACATGGGTTAGTTGATATAGAAAATTCTATCTCTTACTTGAAAAGAGAAACAGTAAAAATTATCTTAGAGATTTAATGAACTTTATGGAAGAGATAGCAGAAGAAACTCAAAAAGGATTAGATAGCTTAACTATCTATGAACACCAAAAGAATCAAAGAGCTATCTCTAAAACAAATAAAGCAAGAGAAAGAATCTCTGAACTAAAAACCTTAATCAATTATTGGGAGAAGGAATGAGCGTATGCCCTAACAAACAATGTCGTAGTCTCAATACTAAACAGATTGAGACTAGGCATAGATCAGGTAAACCTAACGCTATCAAAAAGACTAAAGGTTCTACACCTTATACCTACCGTCAAAGAATTTGTCTTGACTGCAATCTTAAATACGGAACTAGGGAATATGCAATACAAGACCTATTAGATTTTGGTAAGAAGGGTTACGTTGATATGATTGACGACCTGATGAAACAAATGTAAACCAACCATGAGCCACAATGAAAACAAAAGTACCAACACTTAAGCAAGCTACTGCTATCACTTACAAAAGAAGAAAGAATGGTATGCCTAGTGCTAAAGATTTTCTTACCAGCATGAAGCATAACATTGAGTCTTTAGGTGACATCAAGGTAACTAAAGTTACAACAAGTCTTATCAGTAGAATGAATGACTACAACATGAAGCGACCTAACAATTCTGAAGTAGTAAACAAAAAGATGGGGCATTTAAGATTAGTCTTGGATGATATGAAAGATGATGGGTTTCTTGTAAAGCTGCCTGAGTTTCCTAAACCTAGACCAGTAAAGAAGAATCATAAAGTTAATTACCTTACAGTAGAGATGGAGCAGGAGCTACTAGATAAGCTTGAAGAGTGGGAACTCTTTGAGCATAGAGATGTATTCAAATGTCTTATTGATCTAGGTTGTAGAGTCTCAGAACTGCTGATGCTTGAAAAAAGATTTGTTGATTATAAAAAGAATCAGATAATTTTTATACAAAGAAAGAACGGTAAACCAGTAGGAGTACCCATGTCTAATAAAGTACAGTCAATACTGAAGCCTTACTACGATAGATGTAATACTTGTGAAAGATTATTTAAGCACGATTATTACTGGGCTAATAGTGTATTTCAAAAGGTAAAAAAAGAACTAGGTTATGCAGATAAAAAGTACTATAAGATTCACATATTCAGAGACACAACTGCCAGCAGATTAGTACAGGCAGGAGTACATTTACTGGTAGTCAAGGATTGGTTAGGCCATGAGAATGTAAGCATGACAGAGAAGTATTCACACTTAGCACCAACCGCACTTCACTCTGTTGTAGGAGTTCTTAATGCTTGAGCCTAGCAAGAGACAACTAGAGCTAGAGCAGAACATCTTTAGCATCTCTGGGTACAACAAGATTAGTAGAAATAATAAACTCAGGGAGCAGGGCAGGGAATCTGAAACCTATTATGCTCGCAACATGATTGAAGCAGGACTAGAAAGACTGACAGTAGAACTAAAATCTTATATTGATAAAGCACTTAAAGGTAAAGCAGGAGTCAAGGCTTTAGCTGCTGTATATCTAAATCAATTTCCAGACTTGGATGTAGTATCTTTCATTGCTTTTAAAGTAATCATAGACAATACATCACTAGAAAAGACAACAACTTCTATAGCTTTAAACATAGGTAAAATGCTTGAAGATGAGATGCGTTATACAATCTTTGAACAGCAAGACCCTAAGTTTTTTAAAGCTATAAAGCACCATACAAGAGATACTAACCACGCTAACTATAAAAAGAATATGGTTAGATCACACATGAATAAGAAAGGTATAGAGTTTCAAACGTGGAGTAAAGAAAACAAACTAAGAGTTGGTATCAAACTTATTGAGTTGGTAATCATTCATGTTGGCATGATAAAACTAATCAACAAAAGAGTTGGCAAGACTATAGTTTCTACTGTTGTCTTTACAGAAGTGGCAGACAAGTGGATTAAAAAAGGTAGAGCTAATCGTATCGCTGCCTATCCTCTATATCTTCCTTGCTTCGATAAACCTAAACCATATACAACAATATTTGATGGAGGTTATTACACCGATAGACTTAAGACTTGTGCTGTAAAGACTACCAATCCTGAATCGTTACAAGCACTACAAGAAGAAGACCTAACAGTAAGTCTAAAGGCTCTAACACTTGCAAGTCATACAGCATGGACGGTGAATAAATTTGTATTTGATATTCTTGTATATTGTTGGGAAGAAGGTATAGAAGTTGGAGGTTTGATAAATAAAGAACCACTAGAGTTACCTACAAAACCTGATAGTTGGGATGATAAGGAGAAGACAAAAGCATGGAGGTATCAAGCTAGTCTTATTCATGATACTAATCACGCTAATAAAGTAAAACGATTTCAAATATTATCTATTATTGATACTGCAAAAAAGTTTGTCGGAGAAAAATTTTTTCATGTTTTTCAAATGGATTTCTGCGGACGTATGTACCCATTGACTGCACACTTTCATCCTCAAGGAACTGATATAGCTAGATCATTACATATCTTTCATGAAGGTGCAGAGATAAAAACAAAAAGAGATTTAGATTGGTTAGCTATAGCAGGAGCTAATGCCTATGGTTTACATGGATTGAATAAAGCAAGCTATGAAGAAAGATTAGAGTGGGCATACATAGAAGGCTCAGACTTTGCAGAACAAGTAGCACTTGATCCTATAGAGAATCTTGATATATGGGGTAAAGCAAAAGAACCATTTGCTTTCTTGGGTTGGTGCAAAGAATGGTACGACTTTCAAAATGTAGGATTGAACAATGGTTTTATATCACGCTACTGCTGCTGCCTTGATGGTACTAATAATGGGTATCAACATATAGCTGGTTTAATATCTTCTACAAATCTAGCTAGCAAAGTAAACTTACAATATAATAAACAACCACAAGATTTATATAAAGATGTACTTGATAAACTCTTGCTATTACTTGAGAGTGACACTTCAGAACAAGCTACAATATGGAAAAGATATTCTGATAAATTAACAAGAAAGTTTATAAAGAAACCTGTACTAATGATACCTTATAACTCAACTTTATTTGGAATAGCTAACTACATTGAGAGATACTTTGTAAATGAAAATATTTTTATCGCAAAAAATTTTAAGAATAATTATTATCTTGCATCTCTTATACAAGAAGCTGTAAAAAATATATGCCCTGAAAGTTATACGGTTTTAAAATATCTTACCAAGATAGCTAGTTGTTTTAACAAAGAAAATAAAATTATTAAATGGCATACACCATCAGGATTTTTAGTACAGCAAAAATATTATATGAACCATACAAAAATTGTAAGAACGAAACTAAGTAATTCAAGTATGAGATTACATATAGGTGTACCAAATTTATTGGAGGTGGATAAAAGAAAACAGGCTCAAGGTTTTCCTAGTAACTACATACATTCATTTGATGCTGCACATCTACAGTTAAGTTTGTTAAAAGCAAATCAAAAAGGACTTCATCAGTTTTGTATTATTCATGACTGCTTTGGTAGTCCAGCCAGCCAGTTAGATGATTTTATACATTGTGTTAAGCAAGCATTTTTTGATATATATAGTGATAACAATTTAGACTATCTACATCATCAGTCAGCAGAACAATTAAGTGATAGCAAGGACTTACCCTCTGCAATACGGATGGGGGATTTTGATATAACAGATGTCTTGACTGCACCATATATATTTACATAACAAAAGATCGAGGTATAGTTAATGAACGTCTATTAAAGACGGATCAAAAAGAAACCAAGCCAAGGTAAACAAATGGATGAACTCAAGCCAGAGACTATCAAGATAGTCACACCTAACCCAACTAACTTTAGGTATTCATAC